ATATTCAGATGCAGATTTTTTAATTCACGATCCATAACTCCCCCTGAAAATTATGTAAACACACACCAGTGATGAACAAAAAACAACCAGATTCGACACTAAAAATTTTTATTTTTCTATATATCAATAACTTACACTGGTGGTGATGGTGCCATAAAAATCAAAAAATGCGCCTTTTTCCGCGCCGCCCGCCCCGTGTTCAGGCCCACCCCACCAGGAGGACCCGCAAAAATGATAATGGTTATCATTTGCAACAAAATCCAGTTTCTTCCACCATCGCACCGGACTGGCGACTATGAGGGGAGAACGCCGCGCTCCGTTAACGCGGTAAACCCCGGTGTGTATCGTTTTTGATTATCCCCGCACACTCGCGCAGAGGAGTCTCCCTGTCGGGCTGCGGTCTCTGTTAATGCAGGAATACGGCGACAATACCGCGCATGGATAATAAGGTCGCTCAACACACTGGCTGTAATGCAGCGGATACCATGCGGCATTTAGCGGCATTCATCGTACACTCCACGGTTAGCTCTTCATTCGTGGCATTCACCCGAAAGGTCCGGGAGTGTAATTGCGTACATTTACCACTGAACGAACCTTCAACAAGAACACGACCACGCTGCAAAATACGGAACGGAATTGTTCCCTGAAAAGGTTCTACGGTTATCCGTAATTTCTTCATGTATCCTCCGGATAATAAAAAGCCTGCTTAGTACACTGAGTGCGGATATAGTCCTGTGCCCCTTCCACCTGCTTCTGCATTGTCATCAGCCGTTCTCTGAGGATGAAATAATCCCGTTCAGCGGTGTCTGCCAGTCGGGGGCCGGTTGCATTATCCACGCCGGAGGTGCCGGTGGCTTCACGCACGGTACCGGAGCAGGTGGCGTTGATCCGCAGGCGCTTACGACCAGCGGCAACATCAGCACGCAGAGTTTCATTTTCAGCTCTCGCATCGGCTAATTCCCTCGAGTATTTTGCATCGAGCGCAGCAACATCGCGCTGGCGCACCTGCATATCAGTAATGGTTGCGTTTGCCAGCTCCAGCTCTCTGGCTTTTTTATCGCGCTGCTCTTTGTAGGTTATGGCGTTATCACGGTAATGATTCAGCCCCAGACTAAGCGCACCACAGGCCACCAGCAGGGCAATGATGACCACGCACAGTACGCGGTTCATTTCACCACCAGCGTATCTGACCAATGAAATAACCGGAAGCCATAATCACAAACACCAGCCAGATAAGGATGAACTTCCAGGTGGATAATTTTTCAGCCATCATTCGAATCTCCCGAATCAGTTTGCTAAAATCAAACACACTTTCTCCTTTGACTTTTCCGGAGTCAGGAAACACAAAACCCCGCTTGGTGCCAACAAACGGGGTTTTACTTTTATTCACTTAGTTTTTGCCAGTTCGCAGGATTTCGTGTTATCCGCCCGTGTGAGCAAACCGCATTTTTCAGCAAAATATTCTGCTTATCTGTCAATTCCCCAGCACGCCAGCGCGCTCTCCTGGTCACGCCGTGAGACCTGACCGTAGCAGTTGTTTGAGCGAATACGGCAGTCTCTGCCACCGTCCTTAATCCACCAGCGAATCGCCTCACACGCACCCCTGCGATCACCTGCATTAATTCGTCTGTAAAACGTCGACGGGAAACACTTACCGGGACCAATGTTGTACGGACAGAATGACGCGATCCCCGCTTTCTGGGGTTCGGTCAATGGCACTTTGATGTTTTTCTCCACCCATGCCAGCGCCTTATTACGCTCAATGGCGTTAACCTGAGCGCATTTTGCCTTCGACAACTTCATGCCTGGAACAACAGGTTTACCATCCACCATGATGGCACCACGGCAGATGGTCCAGATCCCCGCACCATCACGGTATGCCGTGGTGTGGTTACCTTCCTTTTCATCCAGAAACTGGTCGAGAATGTCAGGCGCAGGCGCACCAGCGGCAATCAGCGCCAGAACGGCAGCCGACAGGCCGTATTTGATTTTGGTGTTCATGGATATTTATCAGGATTTATCGGCAACAGATAACGAGCCAGCTTATATACGTCCTTTAAGATAAGTCAGTCCTGGATGAAACCAGTAAGCCGGCACTTTTTTAAAGGGCGGATTATCAAAATCACGAAGAAGAGCCTCCCGCACAACTGCATCCTTGTCCGCACCACTGGCCAGCGCTTCAATCTCAGCAGCTATCTGCAGATATCCCATGCAACGACCAATGCACTTCATCAGCCCCTGCTTTTTATTGTTCTTCAGGTAATCAATGGCAAATTCAATGAGCTCCTCACTATGCTGGTGCGATGGCGGTGTTACTTTTCCATTTTCTGAGATGGTTATTTTCCCAGCATCACCGGATACAACAAAGGATGGCCGGTTACACTCCCATTCCAGGTCACTGAAATTATCATTATGAATACTGAAACACTCTGCGAGATTTCTGCTCATCACTTTCCGGCAATAATCGTAAAACGCAGCAAACTGCTCATCGCGGCGTTTTTTTTCAGGCTGCTGAAGATACTCTTTCAACCATGAAGCGCAGCTTAGATTCGCCGCGCGATCAGGAATAGCTTCTTTCATTTCGTCTGCTGCAAGCACCTCATTTTTTGTTGGGGTGCTTTTTTTCAATTCAGCGATATAGCACTCCAGTTTTTCAATACGTGATTCAATATCATCTTTTTCTGACCGCAATGCCGTCGGTGGCGTCTTCAGAGAACCAGTAATTCTTCCCGGTAGCTTTCCTCTGTAGGTTATCAACACATCCTGCGCCTCTAAAATGATGGGCCGCTTTTCCGGCAACGGACCATCCCCTTCACATAACCCGGCAGCAACATCCATGAAAAACTGCTTCGCCTGCTTTTTCGCCTCAGCTTCGTAAAACTCCAGCGTGGCACCTTCAGTACGGTCAAGACTAATCGCCACATCTGGCAACAACAGTGACGGATACCCACCAATTTCCAGTGCCACAGTAACAGTAATCTTATCCGGGTAATTATTTATCCCTTTAACAACCAGTTCGTATTTTTTCTTCATCGCTTTACTCTCCCCGCGCCGCCTTACGCTTATCTTCTTTAATCTTGAAATAAAGATTTGTCAGATACGTCAGCAGGCCAAACAGCAGACTTCCCAGCACACCTATTGCCACCCACTGGGACGGAGAGACTTTGTCCAGCAGCTGCAGTAACCAGTATCCCGTCCCCACCGCTGACGTGGTGTATGACACACCTGTTGTGATTTTTTCCATCTGGTACATACCCCGTCTCCCGTTATCCGGAAGCTCACAACATGAAAAAGGCCAGCAGCTGTTTACTGATGGCCCTGACTCCCCGTTACAGCATCATGACCGATTCGGGTTGAGGTTCAGTCGCATCGGCGACCGGTGATTCAGGCTGAACTTCACCGCTCTCTGCGGTGGTATCTCCCGCTTCAGTCGGTGGCTCTGCCTGTACACCAAGCAGCTCATCCAGAATGGCATCAACCTCTGCATCAAGACGCGCCTCAAGATTCTGGCGGAGTTTCTGTTTCAGTGCGCTCCGGACTTCTTCAGAGCGCAGGACTTCCTTCACTGCTTCAGCAGTGACCAGGGATGTAATTTCTGACATGGGATTTTCTCGTTGAAAAGGGTTGTTAAGAAAGTTGCCGCTAAATGAGCGGCTCTTCGGGTTTGCTTCCGGCTGACTGACTGGCGCTGATTTTCTCTGCGGCCCTTTTGTCAATCTGCCTGCGCCAGCAATCGCGCACTGCCCTGTACCCACCCGAAAGGAGATACAGCACACAGACCACCGTACAGAAGTACAGCATTAACTGGTTCAGAAATGTCATAATTTCTTTCCGTTATTGTTGACAATAAGAACTGTTTTCATTAAAAACCAGAGTACGAAAGTATCGTTCCTTTATTTTTTCTCCATAGGTATCACCACCGCCAGCGTCCATTCCTGTCGCTGGCGGTTTTTTTTATCATGCCGCGGCATCCGCGTTGTTCACTTCCACCGCAATGCTGTCTATCAGTACCGGGTAAGTCGCACCTCTGGTAATGTCTGTCACATGCAGTTTATCCGCCGCAAAGGCACTGACCGGTGACTGCGTCAGCGTGAACGGTGTGCCATCCTGACCATCAATAACCGGCGTCACCTGAAGGCTGTTATTCCCGGCAAAGCGGAAAGCCAGCGTATGCCATTCGTTATCAAATGCGC